GTACAAAAAAGGTTTAATAAGATACAAGCTGAATTAAAGTACTTGGTAGAGAATAAAGGTAGTACAGAAAGTATTGCTAAACGAAGACAGTCTTTAAAAGACATGGAGTCTACCCATTTAATTAAACGTAAACCTATGAAAGAAATAGATAGTAGGATTCCAGATGAAATGAAATCAGATGTTCGTGCTGCTAATAAAGAGAAAGCGTTAGATGCGGATGTAGCAAAAGTAATGGAAGCATTAAATAAACGTGCGCCTCAAAATAAATCACGTGGCGGTGTTATAAAAAATCGTACAGGTGCTGCAGACTTCCGCAAGGGCGGTATGGTTTTGTCTTCAGTAGACAATAGAAAGAGGAAGTAACATGACACCTAGTGAAGCAATGCGGATTACTGAGAACCCTAAAGACTACACCGTACAAGAACGTAAAGATGCTAAGAAGGTATTAGCTAAAGTAGGTTCCTTGGGACAGGATAAGACTGCCCCACTTCAAAGAAACAAGGGAGGTGACACACCTAGCAAAAAGCAAACTAAGAAAGTGCCTGTCATCTCTATTGGCGTAGGTATGGCTGAAATGCCTAAAGGCAAAGCTAAGATGATGCGGGGTGGAATGTCAGGCGGTAAGGAACATATGTATTCAGCAGGTGGTATGGTTAAGGATAACCCCGGCCTGAAGGCACTTAAAGCTGCAAGCCCCGAAGCGTACAGTAAAATTACTGGCAAGTAGTATGGTTCCTAGAGTTCCACGAAAGAAGGGGCAACCTGCTGGGTCAAAGAAACACAGTGACTTGTACACAGACGAAAACCCAAAGGGTACTATTAAGGGTTTAAAGTTTGCTACAGTAAAAGATGCAGAAGCATCTGTGCGTAAAATAAAGGCATCAGGACGGTCACATGCTCACAAGACACAAGCTGCTATCGCTATGGAACAACGAGCCAAGGCAGCGGGAAAGACTGCGGCAGCTAGTATATACCGCAAGTTTATCGAATCACAGAAAAAGAAAACCCGTGCATCCAGTTGAAGCTGACATACGAAAGTGGTCACATGAATTTCTTGAAGTACCTAATGAGAAACTTAATGGATTACCACCGTGTCCCTACGCAAAGCAAGCGTGGCTAGACAACAAGGTTGTATTTAGCATAAACACAGGGGTAGATGGACTAGCTAAAGAAGTGGCAGACTTTGAGTCCCACGATTATGATATAGTTGTATGGGCTAGTCAGTATCTACCAGAAATGGAATACCTAGACGGATGGTGTGATGGCGTAAATGAAGCCATGTCCATTGCAGGTAAAGATATGCACCTTATGGTGTTTCATCCAGACTATGATGCTCAAGAAGCGGGTCTGGACTTTTTAGTTGAAGATGATGTAGTAGATGATAGCCTAGTCTATTGCATGGTATTTGTACAAAGGCTATCACCCTTAGACGATGCAGCATTAAGTCTGGAGAAGTCTGGGTATTATAAACACTTCCCGGTGGATGTGTTTAAATCATTAGTAATAGACAGACGGAGATTAAGAAATGGCATCGGATACAGATAAAGAAATTCAACGTGAATTGAATGCAATGAAGGCACGTGCTAAAGATAAAGGTGCTACACCTGCAGAAATTAGACAGCTAGAAAGAGACTTCTTTGTAAAAAGAAAAACCAAAAAGAAAACAATGGTTGCAGCTAAAGGCGGCGTAGCTAAAAAGAAAATGATGCGAGGCGGTATGGCAGCTAAGACTGCACCAAAGCGTATGCGTGGTGGCGGTATGGCTAAAATGGCTAAGAAGAAAATGATGCGTGGTGGTGTAGCAGCCAAGAGAATGCGTGGCGGCGGCATGGCTAAGATGGCTAAAAAGAAATGAGGAAAAAAGCAATTTATTATATCGCATTGGCTTTGCTTAATATCGGCAAGCCCTTTACTTGTGTAGGCAACTGGTTCTGGAAGAAGCATCGTGACTTACTGGATTGGACTAAGTAATGCCCGATCTTAGTGTATCGAAGTTTACCACAGAAGGTAAAGCAGTAACAAGCACCTCTGCTAACGCAAGTGCTGATGTTGTGTATACTGTTCCCGATAACTACAGTGCTATAGTCAGATTCCTACATCTAAGCAATGGAACTAACAGCACAAAAAAAGCTTACGTACAGTTTTATCATAATGACGATACCAGTTACTACAACATACTAAATGGTTTATCTATGTCTGGACATAGTACGCATGATGTACTAGCTGGTAATTTTTTTACGCTTCATCAAAAAGATAAGATTGTAGCGTACATAGAATCTGGTATGACATTAGATATAGTTGTATCTGTAGAAGAATATTTTGATCCAGCAAGGTAGGTAATAATGGCTCCAAGAAAAAAAGCAGCCCCTAAAAAGAAAGTACGTATGGCGGCAGGTGGTTCTACTGTAAACGCTGCAGGTAACTACACAAAACCTGCTATGCGTAAGCGGCAGTTTCAAAGAATAAAGTCTGGTAGCAAGGGTGGCGGCCCTGGTCAGTGGTCTGCACGTAAGGCCCAGATGTTAGCCTCTGCTTACAAGAAGGCTGGCGGTGGCTACAAATCTTAGCTATATAATGTTTTGTGTAGTGATTGCTACACCAGATGACATACAAGTTAAACTATATGGCGAGAAAGAATGGCTTTCTAAATGCCATGTAGCTGTAACAGAACACGGCTTTAATAATCCTAAAGACCGTTGCTTCTGTGTAAAGATGGATGATAAGGATACTTAATGCCACCACGTAATCATAAAGACTGGACTAAAGAACCTAAAGTAGAACACATTAGTTCACTCATCTACTCTGATCACAGCTTATATGAGCAGGAACTAGAAAACATATTCTCTAAAGTATGGATTCCTATGTGTCATTCTAGTGAGATGCTACACTTAGGTGACTTCAGGAAGACGCAGATAGCATTGCAGAATGTTGTAGCTGTGCGTTTTGAGAATGGTGTAGTCAGGACATTCCTTACAGATAAGGTGCAAACACCTGCTGGCAATGATTTGTCTTTAACATATCATTCTGGTGGTTGGACTGAACTACCCTGTGAAGTAAAGCATGGTGGTATGGTCTGGACTACCCTAGATACAAACCCGTCTATGAGTGTGGATGAATGGACTGCTGGTGCATTTGATTGTATAGCAGATGCCATAGACACGGAAGAAATGGAAGTGTTTCACTACCACAAGGCAGTGATAGACACTAACTACAAACTGTGGCATGATACTAACAGCGAGTTCTACCACGACTTCATGCATTACTTCAATCGTGTGTCAGGATTTAATGATGAGTATTTCGCTAGAAAGAATATCCCTTTTGATAATGGTCATGTTAACGTCAGCAGCTTTACTGTTAACTATGAAGAGTATGACGGATTTGAAGATAGGGGGGAGTTATCTTTTCCCAATCTGCCGCCCAACCAGTGGTACATGGTTGACTTATTCCCCGGTTATAACTTTAACTTACGTGGCAGTGCCTATCGTAGTGATAGCGTAACACCACTAGGGCCAAACAAAGTACTGATTGAGTTTCGTGGCTATGGCTTAATGAAGGATACTCCAGAGGAACGACAGACACGTATCAAGCATCACAACTCTATCTGGGGACCATTCGGTAGAAACTTACACGAAGACCTTATCGGCGTAGCCGGTCAGGGTACAACTATGCGTGAAGGTACAGAACCTCGTAACATTCTACACGGCAGACATGAGAATAGCACAATACATGATGAAGTAGGGATGAGACACTACTATGCAGAATGGAGTAAGTGGATGGGTCTTGAAGCAAGCAGCCCAAAGAGTTTGGCAGCGTAGCATGGAAGAAAAAGAAAATAAAAAACCTATATCTTTAGGCATCAATGAAAATAGTTTTGAACTTATACTGAGGATACTAGGCAATGAGTTTATTGCTATTCGTATAGGATCAACAAACTTTAGCGGTAAGCTAATAGCTGGTAGCATTCTTCTATTGTTCTTTACTTTTATGCTGCTAGAAGTATTTGGATTATCTAGGGTACTAGGTATTGAATAATGGCTACAAAGCTAAGTGAGAATACTGAAGTTGCGTTACCACTACGTAATATCATAAGTATGGTAGCTGCTGCATCTGTAGCAACGTGGGCATACTTTGGTATTATTGAAAGGCTGAATCAATTAGAAACTAACATCACTATGATGAAGTCAGACTTGGAACAGAACACAGAGTTCCGTATTAAGTGGCCTCGTGGTGAAATGGGCAGCTTGCCAGCAGACAGCGAACAGTTCATGCTTATTGAACACATAGCTAGTGAATTAGAAAAACTACAGAATGAAATAGAGGATGGCAAAGCACCCTATGATCAACAGCAAAAACTAACGCTAGAGTTTTATGAGAAACGTATTACAAACCTAGAAGATAATATAGAGAAGCTAAGAAACGGCAATGATTGAACTTACTTTTGTATTGTTGTTAACTATGGGTAGTGAAAAGGTAGAGTACACCCCGTATCAATCTTTATCACAGTGCCTGTCAGTAAGACGTAAGATAAAACGAAACACAGGCCCAACTCATAATTTTGACCAGAAGTGGTCATGCAAAGAACTCACAGTTAAAATAGACGAAGGCACTGGCAACATCTTAGAAATTATAGAAGAGTAACTTAGGAACCAACCAACAATGATTGCAGAGACACTCGCAGGTATAGCACTTGTGAAGAGTGCCGTAGATGGCATTAAGGGTGCTATCACCACTGCCAACGATATAAGTGACATAGCTGGACACATAGATAATCTATTTGCTGGCGAAAAACAAATACAGCAGGAACGTGCTAAAAAAGCTGGCGTAGGTATAACAGACCAGTTTGGCGTAAGTAATGTAGCACGTGATGTTATTGATGCTAAGATTGCAGCAGAGAAGTTGCAAGAAGTAGCCACTATGGTAGACATGCGATTTGGGCATGGCACATGGAAAGGCATTTTAGCTGAAAGGCAAAAGCGTATACAAGAAGCTAGAGAAGCTGCACTTAAAACTAGGCGAGAAGCTATACGAAAACACAACGAGATGATGGAAAATATAAAGATTGGTATAGGCGTAGGTACAATAGGTGTTATAGCTATAGGTCTATTTCTTTGGGCAATTGCAGCATCAGCAATGGCTTATTCATTATTTACTTGACAAACATAAATATAAGTGGTATAACTGTACTATGAAAAAATCACAGAAGAGTTTAGCA